TGACTATTCGTTTGATTTGAAGTCGTTAGAGTAGATTACTTTAAAAGTGTAAAATCTTGTTTGTTGGGTGCTTGGAGTGTTTGCCGGACTTGCCGTAACATCTCTTGCATGGTTTTTATTTCGTCTTCAACTGCCTGAATACTTCGTTCCACCATAAACCCCGAGTGGATACGAGAAATCAAAGGTGTCATGTCCCGGTGGACCGATACAACGCGAGCAGTGAGAGTGGCTAAAGGTTTGACCATCAAGTTATGATGTTGTTGCGAGATATTTTTAAATGAGTATATACAAAATGATCGACGCCAACGTTCTCGTTCCTGTGATTCTGTTTATCGTGCTGTCCCCGGGCATCCTGCTGTCCCTGCCTCCTGGTTCTTCTCACCTGATCCAGGTGCTGACCCATGCTGTGGTGTTTGGTGTTGTATACACCGGTCTGCGCATGACCTTCCCTCAATACTATTAAAATGGAAGGCGTTGAAGTAACAACAGAAACCTTACATGGAACTCTATTGTCCCTATAACCCTGCGAACCGTTTCTTTACGGAAAGAGACATTCACAGAATTCTACACAAGCATGGATTGCCTCACTACCGAGTGAGCAACCCACGCGTGTTTCAAACCGCCATGGTACACACAACCTATGTCCGGAGAACAGAGTATACAACCCCAGATGGACAGGTTGCGCAACTGGCTCCTTGTCCTCCGGGGGTGATGCCTCTCCAAGATGAATCCTACGAATGTTTGGAGTTTGAGGGTGATTCCGTCTTGGGTGTGTGTGTCGCCACGTATCTTCGCAAGAAGTATCCTGAGAAGAAGCAGGGGTTTCTTACCGATGGGCGTAAGACATTGGTCAACAATGAGTGTATCGGTCAACTCTCCAAAAAGATTGGATTGGATCGATTCTATGTGATTTCGAGACACAATGAGGAGTCTGTTGCGATCAACGGACGGAACAATACAAAGAAATTAGGAGATATCTTTGAGGCGTTCATTGGTGCCCTGTGGACAGACTGTGGAAATCGGTTTCATATTGTATATACATTTGTCACCTCTGTGATGGAGGCATACCTAGACATTGAAGAGGCAATCAACGAAACAACAAACTACAAAGATCTCTTCCAGAAATACTATCAACGCGAGAAGAAGTGTACTCCTGTCTATGAGATGTTATCCAACGACCCGAAGAAGGGCGAGATTACCGTGGTTGTCTGTGACCCCGATGGAACCCGGCTCGCATTTGGGAGTGGTTCTACCCGCAAAAAAGCCGAACAAATGGCGGCACGGGAAGCGCTTAATACTTGTCTCCAAACCACCTCGAGTCACGCTTTGCTGGAGCATAACTGATCTTATTCAACCCCGCAAGTTCCTTTGCCTTTTGTAGGTCTTTCGCGGCGTAGTCGGCCATGGAGCCATCACCTGATAACTCCTGCTTGAGTTCTGCTTCCGCCTTTTTCACCTCTGCCATACGTGACGCTTGAATGTCCTTGAACCCCCGTTGAACCTCCTGGAGTTTGGACACTGGTGCAGTCTTTCCCGACACGACACCTGGGATATTGAGTCCACCGCGGAACTTCTTTTGTGTTGTCAGTCGCCCTCTCCGGTATCTCTTGAGCGTCCGCCCACGCTTGTGGAGAACACTCTTGGTACAAATCGCAATCGCCGCGGATTCCTTGTTGGATCCCTTGCGTGCCTTGACTGTCTTTCGCACAGATTTCACACAACGATCAAACTTACCAGACGTGCGTGTTTTTGCCATTTATATCTACCGCACAAAATGCGGAGGAAGTAGATTTTATCCTTCCCGAAGTATAAAGACAAATGGGTGGTGGTCTCTTACAGCTCGTTGCCTATGGCGCACAAGATGCCTATATCACTGGGAATCCGCATATCACGTTTTGGAAGGTGCTGTATAAGCGCCACACCAACTTTGCGGTGGAGGCCATGCGTGTGAACTTTACCGGTTCGCCTGTCTACGGCCAGCGTGTGGTGGCTGTGGTGAACCGCAATGCGGACTTGGTGTGGAAGACGTATGTGGAGATTACACTACCGGACACAACTGGCCCTGATGCACCAAACAGTCAAGCAAACCCAACAAGTGAGCAAAACACAGATGATATCTGGTGGTCTGCAGGTGCTCGTCGTCGTTTGGGTTACCTCTTGCTTCAGCAGATTGAGGTAGAGATTGGTGGACAAATCATTGATCGCCACTACGGTGAGTGGCTCTACCTGTGGGAGACCCTGACTGCCGACTACGATACATGTGTGAAGCTAGACCCCATGCTAGGTGGACAGTATTCTGGTGCGGTGTCTACCTCTAGGACATGTGGTGGTCGTCCTCCTGTATTGTATGTGCCTCTCCAGTTCTGGTTCAACCGCAACCCTGGTCTGGCTCTGCCTTTGATTGCCCTCCAATATCACGAGGTTCGCTTTAATATCACTCTGAACGATGCAGTCAATCTGGTAAGCGCAAACTCAAACAATACCTCTGCAAACTCAATCGCCAAGGCAGCTGCAGTCTTGCCTCCTCTGAAGGATATGGCTCTGTACCTGGACTATGTGTATCTGGATGTAGACGAGCGTCGTAGGTTTGCACAAGAGAGTCACGAGTATCTGATTGATCAAGTGCAGTACACGGGTCAGCAGACAATCACAACTGCATCTGGTCGTCTGGATCTGACTCTGAACCACCCCGTGAAGGAGTTGATTTGGTTGTTCCAGGATGCTCGGTATACGGACTGTGGCGCAGTGACAGGAGTCACCGATCCCGAGACTGGTGTTGCGAATACTGGGTATACCATGCCCTTTACCTACAACGACATCGTCAACCGCTGCCGTCTCCAGCTGAACGGGCAGGACAGATTTGACGAGAGGTATGGTGATTACTTCTGGAAGGTGCAGCCCTACCAGCACCATTCTGGCGGTGCATTTGGGCCTACTCGTGGTGCGACTGTGAGTGGATCTACGATTACTCTGGCCAACCCGAATCCTATTAATGTCTACTCCTTTGCGATCCAGCCCGAGGAGCACCAGCCAAGCGGAACCTGTAACTTCTCTCGCATTGACACGGCGACTCTGGTATTTGATAGTATTACGACAGGTGCAGCAGGTAGTTTCCCTAGCAAGACTTACCCTTACAACTTCAGGGTGTATGCGGTCAACTACAACATCTTCCGCATCATGAGTGGCATGGGTGGTCTGGCTTACAGCAATTAAGTGTGATAACCACAAATGCAGTATTGGGGTCATCACCTGTTGTTGAATGCTCGCAAGTGTGTTCCTGCGACAATTCGTTCCAAGCCTCTGATTGAGGAATTTACGCGAGAGTTGGTCAAGAAGATTGATATGGTGCCCTATGGAAAGCCACAGGTTGTCATGTTTGGAACTGGAAACAAGAAGGGGTATACATTGGTTCAATTGATTGAGACCTCCAACATTACTGGACACTTTGTAGAGGAGACAGATGACATGTATTTGGATGTCTTTTCCTGTAAGGATTTCCAGCCCGAGACAGTGGAGGAGGTTGTGGACTACTATTTTGGCCCTACGAATATGGATACTAAGTGGGTGTCTCGTGATGCGTCTATTTATATGCAGTAAACTGAGGACCGCATCCGAAGAGCAGTATATTGAGAACAAAAAGAAAGAGGATCCACTCCCACATTACTAAAACAAAAAGAGCCTACCAATAAATGGGTATTCCACGTATCTATTGGTATGTTTTGTTGATTGTGATGCTCGAAACACTCGCAATGAGTTGTTTCAAGAGGAGCATTGATAACAATGCCTTCTTCGCATTAGGTGTGCTCTTCTATGCTGCGGTTGGATACTTGTTGCGAACCACCATGAATGGAAATGGTATGGCAATGACCAACGCACTGTGGTCAGGGTTTTCTGTAATGGCGACCACACTCGTAGGCATTCTTCTCTTCAAAGAGACCATTCATTTCCATGATATCGGTGCGATTGCGCTGATCGTGAGCGGTGTGATGATTTTGAAAGTTACCGAATAAACACTTTGGTATTTGGAGTACAGTTTCCAATACCAAGTGTCTGCTGCATCATCACAGGCGCAGGTCCCGAACCTGGACACTTCACATGATCATAGCCCAAGGAATGTCCCATTTCATGCGATACCATATACTGACGATACTCCTCCAGGGACAACTTGGATGCCTCTGACCCATGAAGCCATCGGTCTGCGTTGAGCCAAATACGACTTCCACCCAGTTCTGCGCAGGACAACTGGTCATCGCGACATCCTTCTGTCTTCAGAGTTTTCGGACTTGTCAACCGAATTATCTTGGCAGGACCCGACGGCGCATATACAAAGGTGTGCCATTGCGCCCAGCCGTGTGGATCTGCGAGATAAATCGCAACCTCCTCGCGAAATTGTTTTGGATCGTAGTGGACATCCGGATCGACAGAGGTTCTATACCTCACCTTCATTGTCTACAAAACGGAAAGGTTTCCGAACTACAAAATGTCCGTATCAAAGATGCAGTGTTGTCTACCTAAGGCTCTTCGTTCTCTCTGTCGTACGGGGTGTATCTACCGCGAATTCCCATTCCAACATCTCAAGTGTCCACTGGCAAGTCAAACGGAACGTTGCGCCGCACCCTGTCAGAAACCGTGTGACTGTAGCGGCACCCGTGAAACTCCCAAAACCAATCCACAGGACAACAAGAATAGACTCCCATGTCTACAATGAAGTGCCAACACTGTAAGAAGAAGACTCACCTCGAGTTCAAGTGCCAGTGCGAAAAAATGTTCTGTATACACTGTCGCTTACCTGAAGTCCATGCGTGTACGGACTACAAGTCTACACCCATCGTTCTCGTGAAGGTGGAGGCGTCAAAGGTTGAGAAGCTATAGACAGTGTCTCGTCATCGGAGTCCTCTTCGTCATCCGTGTCGTCAAAGTAATCCTCATCCAAATTCACAGCAAGTTGTTCCCATAGCATTTCAGATAGGCTAGGAGACATACCCTCTCGCCTATGAATACCCACAATCACATGTTCCTCCCAATCATCGCGCGCCAACTCACCGGGTTGGACTCTATATTCGACATCCATCACAACCTTCTTATTTCCATGTTGAATCTCTTGAAACGTCACAAGATAGCGACGGTCGGGCACAACCTCGTGAATATGACCCTCAATATACTCCTCCAAATCCATCTCCTCCAAAGTCTGTGTTACTGCGTTGTCGAGTCTCGTCATTCTGGAAAGGCAAAAAGTGTTTTCTTTTGTTTTTTGTTTTCGTTTTGAAGAGTTTATGCGTTGCGGTCTGCGTGCTCACATTCATACGAGCAGTAGTCACCGTTCCAGAGAGGCGCCAAGAAGTCACGATTACACCAGCAGCAAGGCTCGTAGAGACGTTGACCGTTGGGAGCCTCATCCACATACTCGGCACGGTGCCAGTTCCAAGGGTCATTCTCTACAACCTCGACGTAAGGACCCATCTCCGCACAGTCGCGGCACATGTAGCCCACATTGGTCTTCAGTGGGCAGATGCGGTGCGCCAGGCACATACAGCAGTCCTGGTGCGCATCCTTACAGCGAGCCTGGTACCCACGCACAAGCGCCTGGATCTTGGTGGCTGCAGTCTGGAAGCGAGCCACGTGACGCTTGATGTCACGCTCAACCCAACGCTTGGCACACACCTTGGCAGCCTCCTTCATCACAGGGTAGAAGCGGTAGCGCCACATCGTCTGAAGAGCAGCCTCCTCCATCTCCCGTTCAGCCCTGGCCTCCTGCTCGCGGGCCTCGCGGTCCTGCCAGTAGGCGGCACGTTCAGGATTGCCCTGGAGTTGCTCGTCCATCTCCTCCCAAGCGATCACGTCATCGCCATACTTCCAAGGCTCATCCGACAAGTCTATGTAGAGACGCACTGGATTGTAAGCAGTAGGCATCACTGCGGAAGTTGTTGACCGGGTCGCAAACATGCCGGTCATCATGTCACCCCATTGTGCGGTGGGGTAGCCTAAGCCTGTGATTTTCTCCACAGACAGATTGTCTCCCCTGCGCACCTCGCGAGGCACAGCAGAGTTCACCTTTTTACGTGTGTCGACTCCGTCACGGGTATTTGCGGATACCAGCCGGCGTGCCCATGTTGTTGCCATGGCGGCATAGTCTATCTTCCCTGACACTCACAAATCCGTTTTGAAGAGTTCGCCATGGGTTACCCCAAGGGAAAAAGTGTTTTACCGCACACTTATACTGAGTCTCATGTTCTACCTTACCTACCTACTGTCATAGAGACTGGGACGGAACATGTTGGCAACGCGGGTAGACAGTTGCTCACCGTAAGGACCCCAACGGCTGTAGTCGGTTTCCATCTCGCCATTGAGATATGTCGCCTTTTCGAGTGGCTTGCCGTTGGAATACCAGCGCTGATATGTTCCGTGTAACTTGCCGTTTACATAGGTAGCTTCAAGGGCGAGTCTACCCGATGGATAATATTCTCGGTAGATACCTTCCAAACGACCTGCTTGCTTGGTTCCCTTTACCTTATGAGCGGTGGGCAGAGCAACGAAGTCAAACTGTCCGTCGGGAAGTATGACTGGATTGTTTTTCACCTCGGAGTGGTAGGGAGAAGGCCTGTTGACCATGACGGGGTAGGGAATTGCTGTGGATGCCATTTTGAACTGTAGATTGGGAACTGGGGGGAAGACTAGATAGCCTGAACTACACAAATCCGTTTTGAAGAGTTGCTCCTGGGTATCCCAAGGGAAAAAGGGTGTGTGCCTATCCCACCGCCCTTCCTGTCCGTCCTTTGTACGTGTGTCGACTCCATCACGGGTCTCTCTGGTTTGACCATACCGAACAAGCCGTTAACGTAGGCCAGCCACGGGTGTTACCCACAGACTATCCTTCCTGACTTTCACAAATCCGTTTTGAAGAGTTGCCAGCCTAGCCACCCCAAG